TGCCGGGAGAAACAATAGATAACCTTCAAGACGATGTTTTGGACGTTCCAACCGAAGAGGGAGCAGAGTCTTTATAAGCACTTACCCTTTGTTACGTGGGATGTTCAGGATGAATGTATTGAAGAATTGATACGCTGTGTACGATACGGCGGAGATTTGCTCGTTGACAAGTCAAGAGAAATGGGAGCAACGTGGATTGTTTTGGGTGCCTTCTTTGCTGAATGGCTTCTGGTTCCGGACTCGACGTTTTTAGTCATAAGCCGAAAAGAAGAATATGTGTGGAAGAAAGGGAACCCTGATACGCTCTACTGGAAGCTTGAATATCTGCTGAAGAATCTGCCCATTTGGATAACCCCCAAGTCAGACTTAAGCGAGCGACATCTTCTCAACCTTGACATCGGCTCAGTGATTGATGGCGAATCAACGAACTCAGATGTAGGGGCCGGAGGTCGTCGGCAGGCTATCATGTGTGATGAGTTCGCGCGTGTTAACGCGGCGGATGCGTCGTGGATTGCAGATACGCTTTCAGATACGACTCCTGCGAGAATTTTTAACTCAACCCCAACAAGCAGAGGTCATCCGTTTGGTCAACTCCGGTTCTCCGGAAAAATCAAAGTGATTACGCTTGGGTGGTGGAGGCATCCGTGGAAAATTCGCGGAGCCTATTCGTCTCCGGAAATGGACATGGTAGCGATTCAAGATATTGAGTACTACCGTAACAAGTATCCTGATATTGAGCTCTTCAGAACACTCAAGGTGGACGAACCATTCAAGTACAGTGCGTTTGAAACTGACCTTCTGATGCAATACTCGGATGACGCAAAGCTTCTTGAACTGAAGTTCATCGCAGACGGGAATGACCCTGCCAATCAAGCCTACTACTCCCCAACGGGCCAGCGAAGTCCATGGTATGACCGCGAGTGCGAGCGTCGAACTCCGAGAGACAAGGCGACGAATATCGACATCAACTACGTAGGTTCAGGCGATGTCGTATTTAATCCCATGGTACTCCTTCGCATGATAGACAAGCTTGGGCAACCGCCTGCTTACCGTGGGGAGATAGACTTCTTTTTGCGTGAAAATAAAATTATGCGTAGTCGCTTTGTCCCAAATTCAGGTCGCAGGAGAATGTGTTGGTGGTCTGAGCTCGGTGGAGCTCGTCCTAACCAGTCTCACAACTACATTGTTGGATGCGACATCTCTCTCGGAACAGGTCAGTCCAACTCGGTCGCCACTGTTTTTGATTGCAACGAAAATAGAAAGGTGGGCCGATGGAAGTGTCCAAATACGTCGCCGACACATTTTGCAGAGTTCGTAGTCGCACTCTGTCACTGGGTTGGCGGTTCCACGAAGCTCCCATTCCTGATATGGGAGGCCAATGGACCCGGCCAGATATTCGGTCGCCGCGTTGTCGAGATGGGATACGATTTCATCTTCCGCTCGCGCGAAGAAAAGAAGTTTGGACGGAAGCGAAAATCGTCGCTCGGATGGTCCAGTACTCCCGATTCAAAATTAAATATGCTTATTTTGTATGACGCCGCTTTGGATGCCGCCTTCCGGGACGAGTTAAAAGGGAGAGCATTTTACAACCCTGACATCGACTCGTTACACGAAGCAGAAGACTACGTCTTCTTCGAGGGCGGCGGCAAGGAGATTGGCCCCTCCCAATGTTCCGCCGACGAAGGCGGAGCAAAGGCGGCACATGGCGACATGGTAATCGCGGATGGGCTTTGCAATCTGGCCCGATACGACCAGCCCAGAGCCGCCTTGAACCGTGCGACTTACGGCGAAATAACCTCGATGGCGTATAGACGTGAAGTTTATAAACGAAAACTTAAAGAACAAAAGGACGGCCCGTGGCTGATAGAATAAAACAGGACAGAGATGTTAAAACGCCGTTCCCGGTCCGCATTCAGAACTGCGTTGACAACTGGCGCATTTACACGGAGCCCATGCGAAAGCTTCGTAAGAAGATGTTACAGCAGTACGCGGCAGGGTGGTACGAAAACAAAATCGGCGAAAGTCAGCCCATGAACCTCGTTGACCGAGCTGTCAACATCATCGCACCGTACTTGATTTCTCAAAATCCACGTGTAAACATCGACCCGAAACGGGGTCTCAAAGCGTCCCGCTCGTTCGCTCGCACGATGGAACTGGCGTTGGAAAACCTTTTCTCGGATATTTTGTTTGCCCAAAACACATTGCGGCCCGCCGTTGTAAATAGCCTGTTCGCTATGGGCGTTGTCAAGACGGGGATTAGCGCCTCTTATAAAGTGGACATCGACGGTGACATGAAAGATGTCGGACAACTCTTCGCCGACAGCATCGACTTCGATGACTACATTGGAGACTTCAGGGCAAGGAATCGCCAAGAGATGTATATTGAGGGGAATGCGTACTGTCTTCCGTTAGAGTATGTTTGCGACTCCGGGATGTTCAAACATTACGACAATCTGTCAACGATGAAAGAACGCAACCGAACTGATGATACGACGCCGGAGACCGTTGCGAAGAAGCACATGATTCCATTCGAGCACCGTGACGATTATCAGGAAACGGTATGGCTGAATGATATTTGGATTCCAGAGGAAGGGATTGTTATTACCGTTCCCGAAAAGGGGCAGGGAAACAAGATTATGAGGACGGTAGATTACGACGGACCCGACTTCGGCCCGTACGACGTGCTCGCTTACCGATACTTCCCAAATTCCGTTGTCCCTATCCCTCCCATCTACGGAACCATCAACCTGAACAACATCATCAACCGGCTGGTCGTAAAGATGAAAGACCAAGCTGAGCGTGAAAAGAAAGTCATGCTTTACGAGCTCGGCTCTGCGGACGACGCCGAAATCATTCGAAACACAAACGATGGGTTTACTGCGGGCGTCAAGAACACCGATGCCTTCAAGGAAGTTGAGTTCGGTGGGGTCAGCTCGACCAACTTCCCGTTCGTCCAATTCCTCGAAGCCCAATACTCGATTCAAAATGGGAACCTCTACACGATTGGCGGTCGGGAGACGCAGGCCGAAACATTGGGTCAGGAACAGATGCTTCAGGCCAATGCCAGCAAGCAGTTGCAGGATATGGTTCTTCAGGTGCACACCTTCACGCGAAGCATCGTTCACAAGCTGGCATGGTATTTATGGAGCGACCCTTACATCCAAATCCCTGTTGTTAAGGAGCTCGGAGATTTCAAACTCAAAGTCAGTTACACGCCCGATGTCCGAGAGGGCGATTTCTTTGATTACGGATTTGACATTGAGCCTTATTCGATGACCTCGATGTCTCCGGAAGTTCGTTTACAGCGCCTCCTTCAGCTCATCAGCCAAGTCGTATTGCCGACAGCTCAATTGGCCGCACAGCAAGGCTCACAGCTTAACGTCAGTGAAGTCGTAACCGAGTGTGCTCGTTTCTTAGACATCAGAAATCTTGACCGGTGGTGGATAAGTGGGATTCCCAGCGAGACCGAAATGAACCCGTACCAGCCGATGGGGGGCTCTTCGGGTGAGGGTAAGAGTTCAGCGTCTCGAAGCGGGCAGGCCGACGGTCGGTTTTCCAGCGGCGATGAAAACGGAAGCAATATGAACAATATGTTACAACACATGAATCGCACAGGCGGCGAGAGCAGTTCCGCCGCCGCCGCCGGTTCGACGACGAAAGGATACTAAGATGGCAATGAGCGATGTCAATTATCAACCGGAAGAGGGTTTTTTCAAGAAACTGAAACGCAAGTATAAAGAGCGCGCCATGAAAAAGAAGCTGGCCCGCAACGCACAGATCAACAAAGGATTGCGTGCGAACAACGGGTTGACTGAAGAGGACATTAAAAAGTACTATCCTCAATACAAGAAACAATAACCGGAGACTGTAATGAGTACGTACACAAGGCCGCCCATGGAAACGCTTATCGACATGGTGAAGAAGCATGATAAGCGTGTGGGACTCAGGATGTTATACGAACACTATAACATACCGGAGTCAGAACGATATAAATACCGAAAACTGTGGAACACGTTTTACAACCTGCTCCCGGATGCGTTTGAAAAGGATAAAACAAATGCCAGCAAAATCAGAGAAGCAGAGACGCTTGATGGCGACAGCGAAACACAATCCTTCGAAACTGTACCGGAAGAACCGTGGAGTCCTGAAGATGACGAAGAGCCAACTCAGTGACTTCGCTAAGAAAAAGAAAGGATAAACCATGGCCGAATGCAATGTGACTATCGGCGTCGATGTTGTTGACTTGGGTAGCGAGATCAATAAGCGTATCCGATTTTCGACAACGAACGACCCTGAAGCAATACAGAGCGGTTATGGAACCGTTGCTACTGCGAACACAATGCAAACGCTTGATCTTGGTCAAGTCGCCGCAAGTCTGGTCGATATGATTTACATTAAAGCGATCGCAAACAATGTGTATGTTAGCCCCGGTTCAGTGGCTTCGACAGGTCCGCTCCTTAAAATCCCTGCCGGTGAAGCGTGTGCCTTCAGGCCGTACTTTACAGGCGCCGTTGCCGTATCTGTCGGGATAACGGCGGACACCAGCGAAACCGCGTACGAGTACCTCGTTGTAGGACAATCAAGCTAATGTTTACAAAACGATACAAATGGAACGGCGACCCCGTCGTTGATGTGAACCCCGACATCGAGCGATGTCGCTCGAAACGGTATTCCGTCAGCACGGACATCGTCAACAATGAACGCTGGTCTGAATCTATGGGTGTCACACCCGAGCAGGTTTCAGAGGCCATGCGGACATTCCCCGGAAGTGTGTACGACAGCGATGGACGGCTGTTGATAAAAAATAGGAAACATAAAATACAAGAGATGAAGCGTAGAGGCTACGCCGAACTCGATTAGGAGAGTATCATGGCTAAGGACACAATGAGTGAACTGAATAAAGTTTACACGGAAATCCTCGGAGCAGGTCCAGAGATTCAGGATGATTCCTCTGGTACGGGCGGTCGTCGAGAATTAGACGGCGCCTATGTCGATGAAGACTATTCGGATGATGCCGGTGATGGAAAAGACCCGCGTGAGGATGACGCCTTCGAAGAAGACGAAGACCTCGTTGGCGGGACTGGCTCGGATGATGATGATGATGTTGCCGAAGATGACGGCGATGAAAAGGATGATACCGACGATGGTTACGAAGAAATCCCTGACCGGTTAGTACAGGCTGGCCGTCAGGCAAATCTGGCAGACGATGTGATTGTCGAACTCTCTGAAAAACACCCCGAGACTCTCGAAGCCTTGGCGCGTGCTCAAGAAGCGGCGGCAGCGCGGACTCAACCCGTGAACCAACGTCAAATCGCACAAGAGGATAAGGTCCAAACGGTCGATAACGGAACTGGATTTAAGCCAATCGAGCTTAATCTCAGCGACGAAGACGAAGACGAAATGGGCCCGCGTGCGACGAAGCTCATCAAGACACTGGCCGATCAGGTTAATAAGCTTGGCGGACAGGTGAATGAGCACAACAACAGCCTGAACAGCGTCCAACAGCAGTCACAGTCCGAGCGAATCCGTCAGATCGACTCGTACTTCGATACGCTGTCGGGCGACATTCCGGACCTTGGCAAGACGGGTTCTCTTACCGAACGGCAGAAACAGAATCGTATTTTTGCCTTCAAGACCGCCCGGAATGCCATGGAGTCGTACGGAATCAGTAATGACGAGGAAGCATTGGCAATGGGTGCCAAGGCCCTCAAAGGACAAAAAACAGAGGCTCAGGTTAAACAACGTCTTATCCAAGACCTTGATAAAAATAAAAAGCGGTTTACCGCACGCGGCCACAGTCGTCAGCGACCCGACAAAAAAATGACAGTCGAACAGCGGGCGATGGCGGCCATT